AGTGGCTTGTGTGTCTTTTACTTCCCCTGCTTTTTCTGCTCGCACCCCGGCCATAGAATCAAGTGCTCTAATCTGAGCTTCCATGTACCGCTGTTTCATTGGGTCGACTTTGCCAGCTTTGTATGCGGCAAGTGCGCTTCCTAGAGCTTTTGTTTTGTTGTCTGCGATCTTATCTTTTTGAGCAGCAAGCTTTTCTTGTAGAGACATGATCTGTGCGTTCTTTTCGTCTCTGCTCATAGGGCGCTTATAGCTTTGTGCGAGGTTTGATTTGTCTATGCCCCAAGCATCTGCAAGAGCCATGAGTGGAGACAAGTCTACTTGTGTGTCCTTGTTTTTTATCCCATCTATGTATTGCTGATATTGATCAGCGGCTAATTGCTGATCAAGAAGTGCTTGCTGCTGCTGCTGAGCGTACTGCTCCTGCAAAGCCATGCTCTGCATGTCCTCGGCACTCGGCATGTATTGTTGATAGGTTTGCTGAATCGGCATCTCGGCTTCTGGTACCTCGATGCCTTGAGCTCTGAGCATATCTGCTTCAGTCAAAGCATCATCATACTGAGGCTGCATCGGGTATGTTTTGACTGGCATGATTGTTACTCCTTAAACCGTAGGAGGTGTATTGCTGTAGAGGTTAAATTGCTGCCCCATCATAAGTTGCTTTTTCTTTTCTTCCTCTGCCTTCATCATCTCCCAAGGGCTTTGCTGAGTAGCAGGCTGACCTGCGCTTGCAAGACCTTGTCCTAAAGCTGCTCCGGTCATTCCACCTTGCAAGCCTCCGCCGATCATTGCATCAGTGGCGCCAGTGCTTGCGTACTGAATAGGTGAGAAGGATTGTCTGCCAGTCCACGGACTGTAGCGTACTTGAGCCGCATGTTGTCTGCGGGAGTCCGCTTCAATCTCCGCCTGTCGCTCTGCTTGTTTCTTACCTTTGTACGCACCAAGTGCCGCCATACCAAGACCTAAAGCTAATGGTAACATTTTATGTCTCCTTTATAAATTCTAGTTCCAATTCAACGAGTGTCTCTCCTTTGAACTGGTAAATTCCTGTTATTAAAAACCCCAACTTTAAAGCTAATTTTAACATCACTGTGTTTGTGTTTTTTATTCTCGTCCATACACGCTTGTAGTCAGGCTCCAAGGCATCAAGTAACGCTTGATACGCCTGCCACACGTACAGCGATTTCTCGTAATCTGGGAATGCTCCCCCGTGCTGAAGATAAACAGTCTCTGCGTCCATCTCTAGACAAGTGGTGTAGCCCATAAGTTCATTACCGATCATGCCCGCCATGACAAAATCAAAGCGGTTCATCTCTTGAGGCCTACGTTCACCAAAGCAAATAGTGTGGGAGAGCTCTTCTAGTGCTCCCCACTTTTCTCTTGGTATTTTCTCAGCCCGAACTTTTAGCATTACTTCCCGCCGCCTCCGCCGCCGCCACTTGAAGCAGCCGCTTCTTTTTCAGCAGCCCAGGCTTTCATTTTCTCTTTGTATTGTTCTTGATCCCAAGCACGCTGACCTTCAGCTTCTTTAAGAAGATTGCCAAGGTTGTATTGCTGCACACTCTTATTCGCTTTACCGATGTCCATCTCGTACCCAGTTAATTGGGCAAGACCTTTTTGGCGCATCTCTTCATCTTGAGTGCCGATGTTAAGACGTGAGAGCATTCCTTGCTTGTTCACACCTTGTCGCTGAGCAAGAAGTTGGCGCTGCATATCTTTCGCCAAAGAAGTGCTAGCCCCACTCCCCATCCCACCACGCATCTGAAGTTGGGCCATGGCTTGCGCGTTTCCGGACATTGCTTGTTTTGCAGCGGCGTCCTTGGCACTTGCTTCCTCAGCAGCTTGCTTCTGCATCTGCAGATTAGCCCAAGCACTTGGAGTACCGGCACCACGCAGGTTGTCCTTTCGGATCATCTGGTAGGCTTCCCACTGTGTGGGATCAAGCTCCGCTAGTTTGTACTGATCAAGAAGTTGTCCGGACTGGTCATCAACCAAAGAAACCCACTCAGGGGCGATGGCTGAGCCGTCTGGATTTTGTCCGGCTTGCTTTTGTCTAGCTCTAGCGACTGCTGCGTCAATGCTAGCAAGGCTCTCCTGAAGCGCCTTTTTTTCCGGATGATCAGTGAACCCACCGCTATTGTAATTTAGCTGCGGCGATAAACTGTTAAGCCTAGCTTCTACAGCTTGTCTGCGCTGCATGAGCTCGTTTTCTTCCATAATTGCGTTTTTTCGAATTAGGTCAAAAGACCTTTGCGCAAATGGGTTCTTCGGTTTATCAGCGACTGGTTTTGTTGAAACTTCAGCCAAAATATATCTCCTTTAAGAGAAGTCCTCGTATAAACTTACGTCTCTATCAATTGAGCTCTCTTCATCGGGCACCATGTTTGTTAGTACGTCGATCATGTCCTGACGAGCAGTCATCATCATGTCTTTTGCCTCAGGTGTGTTTGGGTGCCCCTCTTTGTCGTAACAGCGGAAGCGAGTGTACGCCAAAACAAACTGGACCGCACTCTCTGGCAGATCGCAATATGCGTCCCCATTGGTGTCCGTTAATTCCCACTTGTTCGCAGCCCGGTAGTACCAAATTGTAAGCGCGTCGGTGAGATTTTCTTGGGCCGTAGGAGAGAGCTCAAATACGGGCTTTTGTGTCGAGGACCCAGGACCGTCGTTTCTTAGCTCGTACTTATAGTACTGAGTTGAGCCTTGGTACATATCGCGCAAAGCTTTTTCGATAAATCGGTCCTTAGACCGGAACCGTGCAACATCGTACACGGTGCTTCCATTTTGGTAGATGATGCGCTTTAGTTTATTGGAGTAGATGTTTGCGGGGAGCTCGTAGTCTGCTTGGCCTTGAACGAGACTTACTTTAGTTTTAGTTAAAAAGTATTCGTCCTCAAGGCCTAGCTTGTGGATTTGCTGCTCTGCTTGAGCAACGGCGTCGTTCACGTAGCCTATAAACTCGTTAGGTTGAATGAAGTCCTCGGTCTCAAGATCGAGCTCCATTTCAATTTTGGCCTTGATGTCTGAAAACTGTTTATAATCCATTGTTCTCCCTATAGGCTCCGATAAAAGCGCGAACCGTGCAAGCGCCAGTTGTCGTCACTACAAGCTTTGTTCGGTCAAATAGCTCATAATTCCAAGTCAAAACCCCAGGACCTATAAGTCTAGTTTGCAGGATATCGGTCGGAACAAAATCCAGGCCGTGCTGAATCTCTTTCTCCACGACCGCTGCAGGGAAGGACAAATCAAAGAATTTCCAGTCCCCACGAAACAGCGGAAAAGTGCTGAAAAAGGCCTGTATTCTTACGAAATTCTCCCTATTCCAGCGGTCCTCTACGTTCTTTACGATTAATTCAGGTATTAGTGGCCTACTCACTCGTTACCCCCTGAATCTCCGGACTCATAGGTGCTTTGTGATTTACTCAAAGAGGCCCAGTGAAGAGTCAGTCCAAGCATGTTGAACACCTCACTCTTTGGATAACCTTTAAGCTCCCACCTAAGACTCCCACCCGGAAGCACGTTCAAGGGATCAAGCAAAGTCAGTGTGTCCGGTGTGCGTGCTATGACCTCAAAAGGACGAGCATACCCGTCAGCCTCTGTGGTCATGTCGTACCCGACCGAAGCCTCTGGCCAGTCAGTCGTAACCGCATCGTCTAAAAGGGCCGTGTTTGGTACGGCTCCAAATGTCGCAGTACCTAGTGTGTCAGAATTAGTTATGATCGTGTAGGCGTTCTGGACCTGGATCTGGAGGTAACTCCACCTAAGTCCACGAGCCGGGAAACGTCTCCACTGCTCAATCAAACCTTCGGCATTCCATACACATGAAACATCGCCCCAAGAAAACTCTGGGTCACCCCAGATAAAATTCTTTCTCCAGCGAATCTCTTTAAGTGCGCGGAAGATCTTGCCGTCGTCGTTTATGGCATTGATTTGGATACTGACGTTTGTGACGTTCTTACCTGCGATCATGATGCGTGTTGCGATCTTTCGCTGGAAGTTTGACCCCCCATTAAACGCTATAGACTTAAACTGCCACTTGATCACATCAAGTGCCCAGTCTGTAGCAGGCGAAAGAGTGTCTACTTTCGGATCGTTGTAAGTATCCGTGCTGTGAACGAACACAAACCCACGCTTGTCAGCGCGGTAGAGTTGTTTGTTGAAGAATACAATCGCAGACGGAGCGAATGAATCAGACAAGGCTACAGCATTCCAGGTCGTGAAGGTTGAGTCATCACGCACCCCCCACCTTAGATCAAGCACCCAGCAGGAATCATTATCAAGCGATGAACTATCACTCTGAAGCGCCCATATAATACGTCTGTTCTGTTCGTCAAACTTCCCGACTATTCTTTTCGTGTCCGCACACTGAGAAAGCATAGTGCGGTAATTATCGTTATTATCATCACTGATTTTCTTTACAATATACCCGTCCGTGAAATAAAATCCGTCGTTCCCAGCCCAGAAAAGCCCGTCCTCGGCCTGCACACACGACTGATTTGAAACACACCCTGCAGTATCAGAAAGACGAAGCAGCTGCATGCCCCCTCGTCCGAACTGATCGTACACGCCCTCTATTCTATAGATCTTTTTCTTACAAAGAACGATGGGCACTGATTTCACAGAATTAAGCCCTGTGATTTCATCCTCTGTTTTGGCGTTAAAATCTATGGGTACGGAGTCCGGATCACCTGGTACGCTCTGCCTTAAGGCAAACGGATTGTTCTGTCCACCTTCGCTCAAGTAAGCATAAAGACCCACGTTATTTACGATGTGGATGAATTTGGCGAGTGGTGGGGCGTCGTTATCAACGCTCCCGTCAGAGTTATATATTAGCGTGTTATTCTGAAGAGCTGTATCAGAGACGTTATCATTAAACGAAACAGTTCCGTTTGTAACCTCCCCGACATAATAGAACACGTCGCCCGCATCTACTGTTCGGTAGATTTCA